AATCCAAAACCTAGTTAAAAATGTCCGAAATCAAAGTTAACAGTATAAAAGGAGTTGCGGCAAGTTCGGCTGCGATCAGTATAAATAATACTGATGGAACGTGTACTGCCAATATTACTAATAACCTAAGTAATAGACGACTCACGATAAATGGAGCAATGACTATAGCCCAACGTGGAGATGTATCTTCAGTTACAAGTGGTTATGGAGGTGCTGATAGATTTAAATTTGATAGAGGTGGTGCTGCTGTAGTAACACTTAAACAAGATACTGGAGATATAACTCAAGGTTTTGCAAAAGCTCAGCGTATTGATGTAACAACAGCAGACTCTTCTTTAGCTGCTAGTGATTACGCTCTATTGTCGTATAGATTTGAAGGTCAAGACTTACAGCAATTAAAAAAAGGAACAGCTAATGCACAACAAGTAACATTATCTTTTCATATAAAATCTCCAAAAACAGGAACACATATCGTTGAACTTGTAGATCAGTCAAATAGTGGCCGTCATGTCAATAAAGCCTATACTGTTTCTTCTGCAAATACTTGGGAAAAGAAAACTGTTACTTTTCCTATGGAGACATCAAACGCAATTACCAATGATAATGCAAGAAGAATGGATTTGAATTGGTGGTTAGCTGCTGGTTCTACTTATTCAAGTGGCACTTTACAAACCAACTGGGGTTCTGATACTGACGCAAATCGTGCGGTAGGACAAGTTAATTGTATGGATAGCACTAGCAATGATATTTATATAACAGGAGTTCAATTAGAAGTAGGGTCATTTTCGAGCGACTTCGAATTTAGGTCATTCGCTCAGGAGCTTGCTTTATGTCAGAGGTATTTTCAACATCTAGGTCGTGATAATCAGCTTGTGTTTACAACCCAAACTCTAGGCAGTTACAATCCTGCTATGTTTTTAGTTTTACCTGTTGAAATGAGAGCAACACCAACAACTACTATTAACCAAACAACTAACAACAATGGAACTATATCAACAGGCGATTTATCGCCTAGAAATCTAGCTATTAATATAGCAAGATCAGGAAGCTCGGCAGCAATGCAGCAAGCTGAGTTTGATATAAAATTTTCAGCAGAACTTTAATCATGTCTTTTACTTATAAAAAAAGAATAAATCCCTCAACATTAATAGGAAATTCAACTGGTTCCGTTGATGCCAAAGGCGTAATAAGAAAAGAAGATGGTGCGTTTATTCCATTTGACGAAGCAAATGCCGACTACCAAGAGTACCTTAAATGGGTAGCAGATGGAAATACAGCCGAAGCTGCTGATTAGTGGAAATACCTAAGATTAATCTGCCTTATACAGATTATTTCTTAGTACCACCTAAAACAATTTTTTATCCCCCGATAGTGGAAGAACCTTATCTAGATCCCCTACTTCTTCCAAGTCTGGAACAGGTAGAGTCGGGTTTGGGAGGTCAGGAATCTTCTGCTGAAGAAGAAACAACATCTTCAAAGGAGGAAGAGTTAAAAATAAAACCAGAGACAATACCGACAAACCTGCCAAACACCAAAGAAACTTTATCAACTGAAGAAGCTATAGCTACATTTAATATACCTTTTTTTGGTGAAATGCCTATACCTGCACCAGAGGTTATTGCATCTTCTGTGATCGCTGCGGGAACTGCATCTGTTGTGTCAGTCACAGGTGGTATTGCTATGCAAGCAGTAATAAATCAAATTAAAAAAATATTTAAAAAGATATTTACTAAGGTTCTTAAAAAAGAAGTCGCAAATGTAAAAGAAAAGATGGATAATAATAAAGGTAGCTAGAGTTCACATACCTGTACTATGTGGCGTCTAAACTAGCTACTTAAATTTTTCTGCATTAGCTTTTACATAAGCTCTAATATTTATTACATCACTACAGATATAAGCAAACTCTGATTTAGGATTAATCATATAGCCAGCAGCGTGGAGTTGTGAACACTTTAAAACTCTCACTAATTGCTTATCATGGACTTGCTTGTCTAGTTCTTCTTTGGCTAGGTCTAGCTTTACTTTGGATAGTTCGTTACAAGTTTGATTATCTCCCAGAGGTATCATAAAACTCATCTGCACTCCCCAACCTTCATTGATGCTATACGTATCTTCTCCTTGTGCATCATTACCTGTATAAAAAGGAGTTACAGCCATAGTAGGTTGACTACAAACTAAGTTTCCGAACTGCTGCTTACCTGTCATTCCATTATTAATATTCATATTCTGATTAATAATACTGGAATTACCAACAGCATTAGGTTGTGCCTGTACGTTTGTATCGCCTTCGGCTCTTGCTTTATTACTGACTAAAGACAGACAAAGAAGTGATAACGCTAGTAGTCGTAATCGAATCATTCTGTGTAATCTTTTCAGTCATTTGGCTTGCTGCTCTAGTAGTAACAGATAAAGACCAATTATCAGTTACAGTCTTTGGTGTAAAAACTGCATCTGCATGAGCTATACCACCACTAGAAGCACTTGTAACTTCTATATTAGATGCTTCCCAAGTATTAATTGCTGCCCCATATTTCTCAGTCACTACTGAGCGGGTTATTGTCTGAGTAGTATTCTCTGTGCGGTTGCTAGAACCAGTAGTCCAAGAAGGTACTCCATTTGCGTAACAAGGTGCAGCTATAAATAAACTTAATAGTAATAATTTTTTCATTGAATACCTACCTTTGTGTCTTTGTTATCTACTATTTTAGCAGCGTTGTTGGGCTTCTTTTTGTTAACAGAGATACCATAAGAACCTAGTACGCCACTCGTCAAGCCAGCTAAAAACGCTCCGTCATTACGAATCTTATCCATGTATCCAAGAGTCATCATTGCTAACGACCAAACAAGAATCATAAATCGCACTGCATGACCAAACAGTTCAGCCCAATCAGTACCTTCTTTTTCTTCTGGTTCTTCCATAGAAGTGCAAACTCTTGTCTAATACTAGCAATGTAGCTATGTTTGGAAAGTAACACAAGATTATTATGCTTAAACTGTTAAAACCAATACTACTAAAATTCTTTAGTACAACTGCTGTAAAGAGATTAGTAGTTGATCTGCTTAGAGCAATCTGCAAACAAACTACCAACACGTTAGATGATCGTGCTGTTGACCTATTAGAACATCAACTGTTCCCTAAAATGAACTGATATGAACCACAAAGAATTTTTTAAACTACTTGTTGGCAACCCACCGCCAGAAGTCGAGTTTGAAATCGAAGTCAAGCAACGTGAAACAGAACAAATGCCAGAAGAAGCTGTAAGGGCATACTGCTTAGACCTAGTTAAATACACCAAACTACAAGATTTGCTTCTGACTTCAGCAATAATGCGTATATCAGACATAGAAACCAAATTATATAAGTATGAGAAAGGTATGAGATTATATAAAAAAGTAAGAAAGCTAGGGTTTATAGGTAAAATTAAGTATCTTCTGTTTGGCAAAACAGATAAGAAATGATTATATTAATTAAAAAACAAGACTAATCATGGATAAGAATTTTAAAATCCTAGAAAAGTTACATTTACTTCTTGCAAAAGAACTGACAGATAAGATTACAAGTGGCGAAGCAAAGGCAGGTGATCTAAACGTAGCTAGACAATTTCTAAAAGATAATGGTGTTGAGTGCTTACCAGTAGAAAAGAACCCAATGCAAGAGCTTATGGAGAACTTACCAGACCTAGATGCTGTACCTTTAGCTGATTTATAATTGCAACCCTTACCAAAAAAATTACAAGACTTTAGATATTTCTTAATTGTTACTTGGAGACATCTAAACCTACCAGACCCTACACCTGTTCAGTTAGACATAGCTGAATATCTACAATATGGTGCAAGACGTAAAATCATACAGGGATTTCGTGGTGTAGGTAAAAGTTGGATCACATCTACCTATGTAGTGTGGAGACTTCGTATGAATCCACAACTAAAATTCTTGGTCGTATCTGCCAGTAAAGATAGAGCCGATAACTTTACTACATTTACCATGCGTCTTATCAATGAGATGCCAATACTTGCTGATTTGATACCCAGAGATGACCAGAGAAACAGTAAGGTTAGTTTTGATGTAAAACCTGCACAGGCCGATCATGCTCCCTCATGCTCTTCTAGAGGGGTCTTAGGTCAGATGTCAGGAGCTAGAGCAGATGAAGTTATCGCTGATGACGTAGAAGTTCCTAACAACTCCTATACACAGCCCA